AGGTCATAAGCGATTAAGTATACACCTAGTTTTAATTCTGCGTCTTGTACTTTTAGACTTGGAGCAGCTTGTACTACCATGTCAATAGCACCCTTACGACCGAACTGACAGTATACAGTTTCATCTGACCATAAGTCAGCTGTTTCTGAAGCATCAACAGCAACTTCACCACCACCAGCCATGTAGACTTCAAGGTAAGTAGTTCCGTCTGTAGCTTCCATTCCTTCTAATCTTGCTTGGTTAGCAGCTGAAACAGCAATACCAGTAGCTGTAGTTGTTCCAGGAGCATTCAATAGAGTAACAATGTTATCAATTGTTACAGCTGTTGTACCACCGATGTCAATAGCACCTGGTAATACTGGAGTAGCCTTGAAAGTTAACTCAACACCATTGATTGTGATTGTATCACCATCTGTTGGGTTATCAGCAGGTGTCCAAATAGCTTCAAAAGGTAAGTTGTTTGAAACATAAATTTCAAAACCGAATCTTCGTCCAACTAAACCGTTCATTCCAACTTCATCACCGAATGAAGTATCCTTACCTGCTAGATAAAGTTGAATTTGTTCTAACATTCCAGGAGTAATAACAGCGTATCTCTCGCTTGGTTTTACATTCAACTGGTTCAATTTTCTTGAAGCAGCTGTGAAAATCTGGTTTACATTTGATGTTGAAACAGCAATTGGGTCACCATCAGTTCCACCAATATCACCATCATCTACATCTGATGTAGCATTTTCAGATTCTGCCAAGAAAGCAGCATCCATTTGTCTTGATAGGTCTTCTTGCATGTCACGAGCAAATGAGCTTCGTGTTGCATAACTATTCTGGATAGCATCAATGTCATCCAAGTAAATAGGTACAGCTTTGATTTGGTCTACATCTAAATATTCATCAGTTGCAGCAACATCTTGTGCTGTTAGTGCAGTTCCTTTAGTATAGTCTACTGCGAATAAGTTTGAACGATAAGGTTTGTGTGCCTTGTCGCCGTCACTTAATTTTGCTCTTAACTCTGTGTTAGCCAATGCCATTGCAACAGTCATTTTTTCACGAATGATTTGCATTTCATCTGACCAAACTTCTTTGTTTAGAGCTGTTAAAGTATTAGCCATAAAGTTTGTTTTTCGTGTACTTATAGGCTATTTGGAGCAAATTATCTCTTCATAAACTTGAGTCCGCCTCCTCCGTCTTTAGATAAGTATTCTCGGAACTTACCCTTGTTTTCAGGGGTTAAGTTACGATACAACTCTCCACTTTCGTCAGATGCGATTTTCTCAAACGAGAGGTTGCCTGTACCAGTTCTATTAGTAGAATTAGTAATTGCTCCCTCCACTCTGTTTTCACGAGACTCTTCACCCACCATAGCTTGAAAGTACGGTGAGTTAATAATTTCTTGCGGTTTCTTTCCTTCAACTGTTGCATACTTCATTGCCATGTTGATTTGCTCCATCGTTAAATGTGAGTTATCAACCTTTAGCTCTAAAGCTGCCAGTCTGTCGGCTTCACCACTTTTCGGAGACTCTTGCTTTGGAGTCTCTTTAGGCTGAAATTTCTTCAATTGAGCCTGTAGAGATTCCAATTCTTGAGCCTGCTTATCAAACTTGTCTCTCCAGTATTGCTTTTGAGCAACAGCAGTCTTTACTTCTTTGCTGTAGTCATCATCTAATTCTAGGAGATTCTCATCTGATAAGGCTTCGTCTAACTTGATTTCTTCAGAAGTTTTCTCTTCTACATCTGTTTCGTTAGGAGTGATGCTTTCCTCATTGTAATCTTTCATAAAATTTAATTTGTTAGGGTTGATTCCCTGTTAATTTGTTTTGGGTTGATTCCCTATTTAAACGACCGTCTTTCACCCTCTTTACGATTGGCTACTGAACGCTCTACTAAACCTATTAAATCCCTCACTACCTTGATTGCCTTCTCTCTACTCAACGCCTCCAAAGCTACTTCCTCCGCAACTCGTGACTCATAAGGCTTGATTAAGATATCCTCTACGAACTCGTCCATTAACTCCTTAACCATGTCAAAGTAATCACTCTGTGCTAATTGTTCTAGCTTTTTGTTATCCATACTATTCAGTGCTTATGTTAGCTTCTTCTGACTGTGTAGGTGCTCCCATCTGTGCTTGTGGCCTTGGAGCTGGTTGTGGTTGCTGTGGCATTGCCTGTTCTTGTACCTTGCTCACATCTACCTCACTTAATCCTACCAAGTTCAATAACTCTCCTAGTACTGGACTGTTAACCAACTGTGGGCTAGCTCCTAGTAGTTGTAACACAGTTGTAAACGTTGTGATTCGTTCTGCCTTGTCTAAACTCTCATCAGTTACTACACACTTCACTTCAACATCCTTGTAAAAGTCTTTAGCCACATTAACCGCTAATCCATTTGTAGACGCTGCTCTTTCAACTAACATGTTCTCAATCATTCCAGTTTCATCAGCTGTTGGATACTTACCATTCTTCATCACTTCCTTCTTCACATATTCCCATGCTTGTTTCTTACCAACTTCCTTAGCTAAATATTCGTATTCACTCTTATCTGTAATCTGTAATATATGTTCCTGGTTAGCTTTCTTCATTAACTCTGGTAGTACCCAGTCCTGAATAAGCTCTTCTAGGAATAAACCATAATTCTGTCTAATAAAGTCAAACAACTTGTTAGCGTTACGGTTAAGCATGAGTCCAAGTCTAAACGGTGTACCACTTGGCATTGACTCTCCAGTAGTAGCTTCAAAACTATTTGATAGCTCATTAGCCAGTGAATCAACTTGGTTAGCCACCTGTGAGTTTACATTCATTGACCGTACCTCTGTAGGGATTCTACTAATAGCACCCTCTACCTGTATAACATCTCCACTCATTAAGTCAGTCAGTACATTCTTTGCAAAGTTCTTATCGTTAGTCGCAAGTAAGATAAGGTTAGCTAGTTCCATTGCTTTAATCTCGTAGTTGACCTGTGTGTTCTTTAACTCTTGCATTTCAAACATGTCCTCTACTACTCCATAACCTAACCATCTACCAACCTCTTTGTCATAATGTACTTCCTTGTACATCTTCTCTCTATACTCTTTTGTTGTTAGCTTCTCACTGAATAGCACTAGTCCTTCACCTTCTGCCTTCTGTCCTGCTGTAGCCTCTGGCATAACCACTATCCACATCTGCGGAACTATATCTTTATCATCGTAGTTATCAGTTAAATACATCTCCTCCATTTCTGCAGAGAGTTCCACAACTCTAATAAATTTAGCATTGCCCATTTGCTCTTCCAAAGTGTCTTTTGTAGTGACATAGTTTTCTTTTCTATATGTACTAAAGTTCTCAATGGCTTTCTCAATGTTGTCCTTGTCCCAGCCACTCTTCTCTCGTAACTCTGACGGTGTGTAGTAATGTTCTTCCAGTCTCCAGCTGTTCTTTAGTGAACTAGCTGTCATGTCGTTCTTGAAGTTCCGTAAGTCTACCATCTCAAATATCTCTTCTCCTCCCACTCGCTTAACCGCACATGTTCCATACTTCGGAAGTGTTGCTGTAATCTCGTTAAGCTTCTTGCCTAGATGTGTGTCTCTCATGTATAGCTCTAGCTCTCGGCGTAGTAACCATACTCTTGAATAGTCCTCTGGCTTCATTGCCATTAACTCAATGTTCTTTGTGTCTATATCAATGTTCTTCTGTGCATTCTTTACTCTAGGCTTGGTAAAGTTATAGAAAAACTTACGCCCAAATTCATCATTGTTACCACTATCAAACTTCCCTGCGTAGTAACGATTGATTTTCTTGACCGTATCTAATTGACTGAAATCGTATCCATCAACGATTGTGACAGTGTTGTTATCAAAGTCTGTCTCAAATTCGTTTATGACACTGTAAATGCTTTTTGGCATATTTATTATGTAAATCTATGTTTAGCTTTAGTTCTTGTTTCTTCAAAATAATCTAACTGTTGTTTGTTCCCTATCTCACTTGTAGCATTAAGTCTTGAACTTATCTGTGCAAATTGTCTGAATGCATCAGCTCCGTGAGATGCCCAGTTATGTTCAGGTGTATCACTGAATATCTGCATCTTATCATTCCATCTCTTCTTGTAAGCCATTAAGGCATTAAGACCTTGGAAACATTTGTCTTTATCAAACCAACACTTATGGAATATCGCTCTAGTTGCCTGTATACCGTCAGCAAGTGATGGCGTTCTAGGTACTATCTTAAATGTTATTCCTAGCTTCTGTGCTGTCTCCCACCGTGTAACTCCAGTAGTGAGTTCTCTCACTTCTATGTCATGTGGTGCATAATGGCTATCGTAGATATAACCTTTCTGCTGACATATCCCTATATAATGTTGTAAACTCTCTCCCTCATTCTCATAGTAGTCTATAAATCTATACTCTTGCCCTACTATCTGCATAAACCATATTGTCATGCTATCGCTAATACCCAAGTCCCAGAATGTATATACAGGTAAGTTAGCGTCGTACGGTATCTTCGTAATTCTATTCTCTGTTCTAGCTTTCTCCAGTTGATTGGCGTAGTAAGCACCTTTTAAGGAAGCTTCAAATGAACAGTAGAACTCCTGACTAAACTCATCTGGGTCCATTACCTCTTGCGCATCAGCTAACTCTTCCTTATCAAGAATACCTGTATCATCTACCGTAAGTAACATTGTCAGCCATTTAGGATTATCTCTCTTACCGTTATACAAGTCATAGAAGTCATTCATCCCTTTAGGAGTACCTATCCAGATAGCATATCCCTTTCTGTCAGCAAGTGCAGGTCTAATAATCTCTGTAAAGATATTACTAGGCTGTTGACTGTATTCATCAAACACTACTCCATCTAATGAGATACCACGCAATGCATCAGGGTTATCAGCACCGTATAATCTGATTCTAGCTCCATTCATGAAGTCTACTCGCAATTCACTCTCATTGAATACCACACCGTCTATTAGCACACATGAAGCTTTCAACATGTCCCAGGCAATATCTTTAGCCTGTTTGTATGTCGGTGCTACATAAGCATACCTAGAGTTCTCTTTCATCATTGCATCTCGTATCAGGTGGTTCACACTAGCATAGGTTTTCCCAGCTCTTCTATGTATTACAAGTACTTTCCATCTATGCTTTGACTCATGAAACTGTTTGGTCCACTTCCTCGGTTGATATATTATCGTCTTCATAGTCTGCCCATTTATATTCCTTAACTGTTACCTCACTCTCTATTCTTTGTGTAGGTAATCCATCTACATAATTCATAACTAATCTCATGCTGTGCATATCCTTATCAATCAACGCCTTGTGTAACAGTGTCTTTATAAATAATTCCTTATATGGTTCTTTTTTACCCTCTGGAACTTCTTCTAGCTTGTCTTTTAATAGACGAGTTAAATTTAGACCACTCCCCTTCGGTCGCCCATTTGGATTTCCTGATTGTCCCGGCTTCCACGCCGACCTTGGTAATGCCATATCTGTTTTTATGTGTTATTTCAGACAACTTTCTCTGCTTGTTGTCCAGTATAATCTTCCCATCTTTTTATAATTACATCTATGTATTTAGGGTCTAGTTCCATTCCATAGCAAGCTCTTTCTGTCTTCTCACAAGCTATTAGAGTGCTACCAGAACCAAGGAATAAGTCCATTACTATATCATCTTCTTTACTAGCGTGCTTTATTGGCTTTTCTAATAATTCAATAGGCTTTACTGTTGCGTGCATTTTGTTTCTACCCATCTCTCTTTGTAAGCGCCAAATGTCCTGATAGTCTAGCCCAAACCTGTTCTTAATTTCCGGGTTACCCTTTTTGCCGACTATACATAGCTCGTAAGTAGATTTATAGTCACTACCAAGCCCATGAACCTTCTTGTCCCAAACTATAACATTCTTTACATCCATTACTGTTTCCATCTCGCTTCTTATATCATTAACCTTTCTCCAATCTATAAAGACATAAAATGCACACTCACCCTTCGTTGAAACTATATAATTAGCTAGAAAATCTTTTATAAACTGCTCCCAGTTCTCTATGTTGTCGTTAAACATATGAGAAAGCCTGGCTTTCTCCGCCTTTCCCTCTCCATCCATTCCAGTATTGTACGGCGGGTCTGTTACAACCAAGTCTGCCTTATTACCATCCATTAACTTCTCTACATCTTCAATCTTTGTGCTATCCCCACACATTATTCTGTGGTTTCCTAGCTTATATATCTCTCCTAGTTTACTCTTTGGTTCTTCTGGCACATCAGGAACTTCATCGTCTTTATCGTCTGGCTCTATAAGTAAGTCTTTATCAAACCCTGTAAGCTCTACTAGTTCTTCACTATCCAACTCCTTTAACTCTTCTATTACTAAATCCATTTCCCATTCACTCTCATTTAGCTTGTTGTCTGCTAATCTATACGCAGAAGCTTGTTTTTTATCTAAATCTACTGTTAATGTGGGAACATCTTTTAGTCCAAGGAACTTCGCAGCCTCTAATCTTCCGTGACCTACTATAATAACATTGTCTTTATCAATAACGATTGGCTGATTAAACCCAAACTCTTTTATACTTGCAGCAACCTGTTCTATCTGTTTCTTTGGATGCTTTTTAGCATTCTTCTCATAAGGCTTTATTAGAGTTATATCCATATTATTTATAAACCTTTGTTGGGTCTTCTGCAATCTTCTCAATATTCTTTAGAGTCTCCTTAAATGCAATGATTCTCTTACTAACCTTTTCAATCTCATCTTTAAGTTCTTCTAGTTTCTTCTCTTTGTCTTTCTTGGTCATTCCATTGTTAGCAGAAGTCTTTAGTAACTCTTCTTGGAATCCCATTACTTGAATCTCTCCTTTAAGTATTAAGCCAATAATGTTCATTAGCTCGTCTTTAATCCATCTTTGTGTCATCTCCTCTGTTGTAGCAGTGAGAAGGTTGAATTCTTTCTCCATAATGTTTTGGTTTAAGTTTTATTGTAGTGGTCATCGTAACCACTTTCTTCTATATCGTCTAAAATAGACTCTTTAAACTCTTTTAACTCGGCATACCAACCATCACTATTGCATCCTAGAGCAATCTCATAAGTCTTGTTTCCTATTTGTACTTTTTCTCTAGGCATACACACTTTTTTATACCGACAACCATCAAGTGATGAGCTGGTTACCATTACCACAGACAACTGACGAGCCATGGCCTGTCAGAAGTCCAATTTAATAGGTTTAGATATGTCTTACTTGACCTCATACTTATATGTTCTCGGTACGAAAAAATCCTCCATCGTTAGATGCAGTTATCATAATTGTATTTAGTTTTGTTTGTTTCCTCCATAGCTTATAGGTGTTTGCTATGATTCTACTGTAAATATAGCACACTTTAAGCTTTTTGTCAAAGGATAAACTGTTGACAAAGTGTTAGAACGGGAAGCTCATCATGGTGTTGGTCTTCATGTCGTAAGCAAATTGAATGTCTGGGCTATCTAACTTCCATGGGATTATCTCTCCAATAAGAACATTGTCACTCCTAGACATTATTATCCTTGCCTTTGGTGTTATGTGGTATCTCTTCTTTAGTTTACCCATTATATACCTTGGGTCTCCCTTATATTTCTTCCAGCAAGGACTAGCTGTGTTACTTAAAGCATAGTTGTAATACGCTTGATATAGATTCATACAACAAATTTACCTGTTAAATACCCACCAAGGAATACAGTTGCCAATAGCAATAATCCTATCCAGAAAAAAGCCTGCTTGATTATACTATCCTCGTTCATATTAACTTATTACTTCTAAATAGATATAGACTAGGCCGAAGACTAGCAACCAGAATATTACCGTAAAGATTATTAGCATATTATTTTAATAGTTCAGGATTTTCGTATATGTTGCCGATAACTGAATACTTACAATGCATGGGTATTTTATATCCAGCCTCCGTTTCTTCTATGTTAAATTTAACCTCCATAAAGTGTTTTGCCTTGCCACCACAATCGTTATACGGCGGTAGATGGTATGAAGAAAAGTCAAGTTCTAGTATATCACCCTCGTATATCTCTTTTCCATTCTTGTCTTTTAAGCCTGTGTATTGCATAACTACACCATAACTCATCCCTTTTAAAACAATATCAGCATATAAATCACTGACAGTACAATAGCCATTCATGTAATTATCTGAATATGGTCTTATTTGTTGGTCTTTACCGCAACAACTGACAGTCCCAGAAACATTATACATTCTTTTGTCTTTTTTATCCCACGCCCTAAATTCTATTTCTCGCATATTATATATAATTATCCTCGCCTGTTAAGTGAGCTATTACCTGCTCGTATGTTCCTTTAAACACCTTATTGCTCTGGTTTACGATGTCCTTCAGCCAATCTTTCCCCCTGACTTTTAGTATCTCACCCCTGAACCATTCAGGGTCTTGATGTGCTGACCTTATACCCATTGTGTGATGTGAAGCACATAGACAAATACCGTTCGGCAAGTACCAGCGTGTAGCTCTATTTTTTCTTCCAACATAATGATGTGGGTGTAGCTGGCACATCTCGCCTGACTTTCCACACAGTTCACACTTTCCTCTTTTTCTAACCTGCAAGCTCCACTCTTTATCTGCCTTTTTTATTTCTGTTTTTTTCATAAGTGTTTTGGTTTTTATAAAACCTAGTGAGCCAACGGTTTGTCCGTATCTCTGCAAGTCTTTTGATTAGTTGTTTTAGTTTCTTATACATTTATTACTCCCTGTTAAGTTCGTTAGCTCATTGTTTGTCCAGTCTAGTAAAAGTGCCAAAATTTCTATTTTTCTTTTTTTAGACAGATTTTTGTATTCATGAGAAACTGTAAAAATTTCCTTTAATTTCTTCATACTATTTATTTTATTATTATCATCTTGGGGAAAAGCCAGTTGAACCAAGTCAGCAGACTCCCGAAACAGTGCATGGCTACTCAATGATAAGAGTATTTAATCTCTGGCTTCCCTCCAAGAAGTTATCACGATGCAGTAGCCCTTAAGTTATGTCCATGCTTGTAAACATAAGCCCAACTACCGCACCCTGATAACCCCACCACACCCTAATGGTACCGTCCCTGCTTGTCGTCGGGTTTGAGCCCGAAGGACAGGACAATAAGGAATGTGGTAGGACATTATCAGAAAATTCAATAACCAAGACGGTTATTTTTATTTACTAACTATTTGAACATTCGGTCTGTTACCTTGTGCTGTAATCAAGAATGAAACTGCAATGTCACAGTTAAACTCTTTTAGTACAGCTGTAATCTTTTCAGTACACTTTGCAATGTTTTCTGCTTTCTCTACTTCAATTAGTTTAGCAGCTTCTTCTGTGGTAATCTTTTTATCCTCTTTTTTTTCTTCTGTCATAAGTTTATTTGTATTACTTAATAATCTCTTATTTTTTCGTATATCTTAACCAAACCACTAATAATCAAACTACCAATCATTATTATTCCCCAGAAAATAGCTGGTAGTACAAAGAATACGAATATCAATGCTTTTGCAATTTCCCACCACATACTATTTCTTGTCTTTTATGTAAATTAGACTCAAGATACATAATGGAGCCCACGGAATAACAACTATTAGTGAAGAAACGAATGCTGTTGGGTCGTCATAATTCCCAAGTAAACCTAACCCCATAAACGCTAGACCAATAATTGAAAAAACCTTAATTGCTGTTCTCATACTAACTTAATTTAATAGTTAAACTCTCTCTCTATGGTAGCCCTCTTCTTGGCTATCATAATGAATTCTTTAATTATTTTATCTCTACCCTCTAGGTATTTATATACTCTGTAGTTCTCACTAGTAGCGGCTACCTTTAATTCTGCTGCATTTACCTTCAAACCCTCTTCAATCAACAAGCTCACTTCTTGCTTGTGCTTAATCTCCGCATCTAACAAGGCAGGTTTTAGTTCCTCTCCCCACAACACAGTTAAATCTATGGCCTTGTTTATCCAGAAGTCAGGAGACATAGGCTTGTTCTCTCTAACAACATCAGCCATTTCAGATATAATTGTTTTAATTGTTTGTGCCATATTATTTATTGTATTTAAGAATCTCTGAAAATTCTATTACCTTTGTGGCAACCTCATAACAACACTTACAAATTTGCTTATCACTCTCCGAAAGACAATTATAATCCTTCTCACACACAACACATTTTTTTATAGCCATATTATTTTAGTAATTCCCCATGCTCTCCTTCTTCTCGTATAACTTCTTCTTTATAGTCTTGTATACAATTAGGGCAACAATACTCGTTCCTATATTCGTCTTTATACATTATTGCTCCTAAACTTAATTGTTCAGAACAGTTGGGACACTCTATTGTTCTTTCTACTAGTACTTTTTTTATATCATCAAACATATTAGAATGGGATATTATTTATCTCTACCTTCTTTTCTTCCGTTGTAACTGGTGGCTCTACCATCGGAGCTGGCTCTGTCTCTGTTTGAGCCTCTACCTTGAAATCATCCTCGTTCGCACTCTGGTCATAACACAAGTTAATCCAATAGCGAATGTCTTTGCCCTGTTTACCATTGTTTTTCACAGTGAATCTCTTTCCTTTAGGTTCTGCTGTGCCGTTATATAGAACGAAACAACCCTCTAACATTTGACTAAACTGTGCTGAACTTAACTCTAATGTGCCTTCAGAGCATTCAAGTACCCAGTACTTACGAACCTCCATCCCTTCTGGCTTTACTTTTGGATAACTGTCATAAACGAAGAACTTACTATCCTTATCACTCCAACCCTTCCAGTGTGATTTTTCAACTTTGATTACTCTGAAAGCACTTATCTCTTTTAATTTGATAAAACTCATAGATTTGTATACGCTTCATTAATTTTTAACATCTCTTTTTTAATCTCACTCTCTGCTTGTTCCCAACTCTCACAGTCCTCAACACATATCTCTATGTTCTCATACTGGAAGCTAGGGCCATACTTACCTAAATTAATTAGGCGCTTCATTGAATACTTCATACATGTTACTTATTATTTAACCTTGATACCTCCTCATTGATTGCGTTACCTATCTCCTCACTAATAATGTCCATCTCCTTCTCCATCAACTTGTCACTGAACTGGAAGTCATAGTAGACTTTGATTCTCCTTCTGCCCTCACGGTCATGGATTACTCCACACTCTATCTTGTAAGGAATATTAGAACTTCGCAGTCTTGCTATCATCTCCTTATCAGTTGTCCTAAATACATTCATAGATTTATTTTACTTTGCGACTACATGACCAAGCACTCCAATTACCATCGTGTAGCCTTTTGTTAATTGACCAATCGGTAGCCTTCTTAAAATTAAACTTGTCCTCGTTACTAATGTTCTTGTGAATTGAATTTATTTGCCAGAGTCCTAAATCATAAGACCCATTTGAGTTGTTCGCATTTACAGCGTCTGTTTTCCATGTACTTTCACAATTAATCATTTTAACCACGAAATTAACTTCATCTCCCAACCCAGCCTTGAATAAACTCATTTTAACATATCCGTCTGCTGTGGCTTCATCATATTCTAGCCAGGGAGCTACACAGATATCTTCTAAACCACACTCGCTATACTTAACCTCTTGTGCTTGAGCCTCAAACTTATAAGTTCTTGAGATGCTCGGTAAGGTGAACAGTCCAGATACTAATAGTAGAGCTAGGACAAATAATACTTTTTTCATACTTTTTGTTTTTGTTTTTAGTAATTAGATTAAATCGTCTGCAAACTCCATTTGCTTGTCAAACTTTGACCAAGCAGATTTGTCACCCAGAAACTCTGGACGACCACTTGAGTCTAGTTCACCAGTCCAGGCTAACCCAACTGACTCTGCTAGAGCGATGATTCTTTCATTCATACTTTTTTTGACATCAAAAACAACACCAGAAGAACTCTGCTGTTTTTCTCGCTTGCTTTGATTGTCGGTTACATGATACATATTGTTTCTTTATTACACTAGTATTATAGCACGGTTTATTATTTATGTCAATAGTTATCCACAGTTTCATATAAAATACGGTAAGTTTAGCAAACCTTCACCCTCCCTACTTACAACACGACAGAAGTATGCACTGGTCAACTGATATTTAGGCACAAGTATGAGCTCTGCGTCTCCATCGTCACCACCCTTTACCTTCTTAAAGTATTGCCAATTCAACTTTAGGAAGTCCTTCAAGTGGTAGCTCTTAAATATATGATGATTACTACTATCACTCATAATGTACCAGTGAGCCTTTGTAGCGGCCAATCCGCTCTTATTTCCACGCCATAGGTACTCTATCCCAAAATTCCCTGTTTCATCGCTCATAGCGTCATATTTGACCTCTAATAGGGTCTGGTGGGAGGGGATGCAAAGGTCTGCCTCCTTTTGTTTACCATCCTTGTAGAAATCTATATCTGGAAATACATTCTTAAACAATTCAATAATCTCAAGTTCGTTTTTATTTCCTTCTGCCAACTTACTGTCCCAATTGTCTTTTATTGTTGTCATTTGATAATAGTTTATTTTTGTTTACTTTATTTGGAAGTATTTCGTCTCTGGCTATTTCTGGGTAATAGTTTGGGTCTAGTTTTACATCTGGATTTGCAGCATCTACCCAGCTACCAAACTTTTTAACTACTCTTGTTCCGTCGTGCAAGAACCCTTCTTTCAAATTATCAACCGCTTCTTCTGGCATAATACTCTCAACTGAACTTAAATTAAGCATACCGCTTAACGAAGGTACAAATACTAATCCAGATTTACCTACAACATTTTTAGCCTCTTCTTCGGTAATTGTTAAAATATCACCACTCATCATTTTTACTCTCATAAAGATTGAATATTATTTTTAGACTGTCTGTCAAAGTATATTTTAATGGCTCCTAATTTTTGTTGGAACTGATACGGAGTAGTAATCACTGGAGCAAACTTTTCACCCTGGACAGAAACAGCAGCGGATATACCACGCTTCACCTCCTCAAATCCAAATTTCTTTATAAGGTCTACACAAGCTTTTCTGGTTGTTTTATTTCCATAATTGATTGATGGATTAACTGAATCTCTAAACAAAGTTATTAACTCTGTTATCTGTTCTGTTTCGCAAGCGTCAGCTTGCAGTGTTATATTATCATTCTTATCATTCTTATCATTCTTGTTGTATCGGAGTGCTTCTCTAGTGCTTCTCTGGTGCTTTTCTGGTGCCACATCTGGTGCTTTTATGCCATAATAATAGTTATCAAGACGCTGAAAATGGCTATATTTACACACTTCTACCCACACACCTCTAGTGCTTCGTCTAGTGCTTACCATGCCCATTCCTCGGAGCCAACCTATACACTTCTTCACTTGGTCTATTGATGCACCAGTTCTCTCACACACCCACTCATATTGAAGAAATGTCTCACCCCTTTTGTATTTACCTGTGTCTTTATGTGAAACCCTGTTTACAAGATAGAACCAAATTTTGAACCACTTGTCTGGCTTCTCGTAAAATATCTCACTATCTATTGTTTGGCGTGCCCACAAGGTTGCCCCACCTGGCACTTCTGCCTTTTTGTCCATATATTTTTAATTAAAAAAGACGAGAGCCACACAAAGTATGCAACACCCGACTAGAGGTGTAACCGAATTAACGGTTGCTTTGCATGGCTTTCGCCTCTTTAAATTTACTAGTCGTTTTTGCATATGTCTATACTATAGCACAAAAAAGAGAGGCTTTTAAGCCCCTCTTCTGTGGATAAGTCTAATTGTCTAGGTTGTACAGGTACATATAGAAGGAGTACATCAGTACACATACTATGACAAATAAGATAAAGTCCATATTATTTATATTCTTTTAATATATCATCTTTAATCTTCTTCTTCCGTTTGGTAATTTCAGATTTACGCTCATCTTGGTCTTTTTCAATATATTTAGCGTCTCCTGCTAGAGTTAAATACATTCTTGATACTCGCCTGTTGTATTCCTCGTTGGCCTCTTTGAATTTTTTAGCTCCGACCTCTCCCTTAAACTCTTGTAGTTCTTTGCTTGTTGAGGTTGACCAGTTTGTTTGGAAAACATATGAGCTTGCAGAAAAACCAAGTCCGTCTGCAATAACTGCAATCAACATATCACTAGCTTGACCCTCTGACTCATAAGCCTCCTTACCTTGAGACAAGATAATCGGTGTCATTAGCTCAACGCTTTCATTAAATATAGTTGGTTTATCCCCACCGAAGGTTTTGCCCTTTATTAAATCTTTAATAACACTTGCCATTGGGGATGTCTTATTTTCAAGGAAGTTCCAGAATACGCCAGTACCATCAGGACTACCATACCCCTCATTGAATTTAGTAACTATACCAGTGTATGTGTTCTTATATTGCTGTCTTCTTATTCTTTCTGACAACACCATATATGAACCAAAACCGCCAGTCAAGTCTATCCAAGTGTTACCAATCTTAATCTTTCCAAAGTTTGTGCTAGTTGTGTCCCACTCTACTCTCTCTGGCCATAGGATTGAAGCCATTGCCATTATAATACCAGTTGAAGCAACTAGACTCATTAAATTATAAGCAGCCTGTTTTTTAGCGAATTGAGTTTTAGCAGTAAATGGCTTGGTAGCTGTTTGCACTTGAGATATTGCAAATTTAGCAGAAAAGAAGGCCTTGTTAATAATCTCACCGCCACTCTCCTCTAACCCACGAACCGTACCACGACCAGTCATTATGTTAGTAATATCGTTAATCTCACCGATAACATCTTTATTGTTCAAATTCTGATTATTGTTCTCTGCCATTAGATAAAACTTATCAGCGATGTCGGCTCTTAATCTCATTGCTCCAGTTTCGTATAATACCTCCGATATTTTGAATAGTCTACCAAGTGCAGGTATTTTTTCTGGTAATGAGGTTGGGAACTCTTCTTCTCTAACACCTATAGCAAGTTTCTTTCCCATTTTATATTTACCATTCAACCAATTCTCACGAGAGTATATTTCAGCTAGTGTGCTGTCTTTAATATTATCACCCATTTTTTTACCCCTGATAAGAATATTGAATCCGTCACTAAATGATTTCAAGAAATTTTTAAGCCACAATTTAGAGGTTGCTGGTCTTGATAGTGCTTTTCTGCCTTGCCTTCCCCAAAAACTATTATCCCAAGAAGCTTTAAGTGCGCGAGAGTTCTCTGCCACAAAGTTTCCAAGTTCTTTAACAAGAACACCAGTTCCACTCCAAATACCTCTATTCTTATAAGCATCTCTGATTGTCGCAATGACACCCTTTCTAGCATTATCAGCCAAGTCGTTAAAGTAGGTATTGTATGCCACTTGAGCATTACCGTAATCCATTCCGTACTTGTTCTTGTCTTCTTCTGACCTCCACTTCCCATCCCCATCAAGCCTAGCCAATGCCACCTCGTGCTTTTCTTGTGCAGATTTAGCCAAATTAGATAGGTCGTTGAATTCTTGTTTGGTTAACTGAAACCCAACCTTCTGTTCTACAAGGTCATCCAAAAAAGTGTCTAACTCTTTTTCGTTCATTGCCTTGTTCAGTTTGCTAACCTTCGCCATGATGGATGTGTCACGCAGTGTTGGGGTTTCTTTCATCACAGACTTTGCCCAACTAATGATTCCTCTTTTTTGGTTTTTCAATAATAACTTTGACTCATAAAGAGCGTTTATTTCTTTTCCACTGCCAAACTCTTTCTCAAAGAAGGCTCGTCTTTCTTCAGAATTCATTTTGTTAAGTTTCTCTGGGCTTATCTTCCCAGAAACTAACATCCTCTTAAATTTAAGTGCTCTATCCCTTGTTAAACAAAAAGTTGCCATATAATTAACATGTTATTTCATTTATAAAGGCATTCCAATCACTTTTGCTTGCTTTGATACCTTCTTTAATTTTCTTCTTTTCTGAACTCCTTGCTTCAGATGTAGTCTTTCCAGTACGCCTTTTGAAGTTCTTCTCCCATATCTTAATAAGCTTGTTAACATCCTCAACTGGGTTGAACTCACCTATTTCAGATAGGATACTAATCTCCTGACCAAACCTTGTAGCCTCTAAAGATGCCAACTTTAATGCCAATTCCTTGTTGTTGGACTCCTTTGCGTTCTCTGTCATTGCTATGTAAATAGAGTTCTTCAAGAGACCTTTAGGAGCTGTAGTTTTGCCTAACAACACATCCATTGCTTCTGCCTCATTATTAGCAACATAGTCAACGGCCGCTTTAATATTCTCCTTCTTATTAAGCTCTTGGTATGTAGAAAGACCTAAATTGTCTATCTCTTCTTCAGTTAGTTTGCCAAGTTTGTTCTTTACCCTAGCCTCAAGCTTACTTACCTTTACCTTGCCTTGAGTCTTAACTGGTAATTGCTCACGAGAAACTCTTTTAATAGTAGGTTTTTCTTCTACTCGTGTTATGCCAAGCTCATTTATTGTTTTTACTGGTGGCTCTGATAGCATGTCAGTTGTAGCCTTATTCCAGATGTCTGTTAGTTGGGCTTTGGTTGGTAACTCTCCCTCAATTTGTCCAAGTGTTTTTAATGCTGTCTTTGCATCTCCTTCTCGGAGAAGAGCATTTGTAGAAGCTGTTTGTCTACCACCCTCATCTTTAATATCTTTCTGTGCTTGTATTAACTGGTCAAGATAACTCTCCTTTAATATTTCGGCATTCTCTTTGGTCTTGACTGCCTCCTTCATTTCCTGTGCGTCCTCTATTGTACCAGGTGCGACTAGTTTTTCCTTATCTATGCTCGTAGCCTCCTCTGCACTCTTATACTTCTTTTCTTCTTCTAATAAGGCAACCTCTCCAACAACAGGCTCTTTAACCTCTGCTGGTTTATCAACGAACTTACTGAAATCAATCTTACCAGTCACCTGTCCAGTAGTTTTATCAACAACCTCACCAGATACAGGTAAGGCGTGTGGGTCTTCATTATGTATCTCTTCTATCTTCTTAATTAGTGGCTCTAATTGTTTTGTATCTTTAAGTTCTTTTCTTGCGGTTTCAATCTTTTGTACCAGGCTTGTAGAACCACCAAGAATGGTGGTAAGCAATATTGTCTGCGGTGCCACATCGGCCAAGGCCTCCATCCAGTCTGTTTTGCTTGTCCAATCAATGTCTCTACCACCAAGTTCTGGGATATCTTTAAGTGTTTCTTGTTGTCCCAGTTGAGTAATACTTTCAGATACTACTTCCTCTCCGTAGAAAGTACCCAACCTACCAAGTAATTTAGTGGCAGTTGCTTTACCAAATCCAGCCGTAAGCGGTTTCAACAAAGTGCTATATCCGAACCCACCAGTTACCATTTCTGGTATTGCTTCCCACAATCCATATTTTTGAGCTATATCATTAAATTCTTCTTTCAACTGATTCTCCTCTTCTAGTGTAAGCCCAGCCCCAGTTTCTGCAATTTTGTCTTCGTTAGTCATTTCAAGAAAGTTCTGCATGATGTCGTAACTTGCCATTCTATATGCCATTAAGCCAGCGGTTGCACTAGCCGCTGCAATAGCGGCAGCTGTACTCCTTGTGGCAACCTGTGTGCCAGCAGCAGCAACTAACGCTGGACCCTGTGCTGCTAATGAGAACCCTATGTTTTCAATCAAGTCAGCAGATAGTGGGTCTGTTTCTCTTAATTTTGCTAGGTCTTTTTCAGTAGACTCCATAAAGGATTCACCGAACGGCTTTTCTACAACAGAAGCACCCTTCCAACCCTGAACAGATGTCATTCCCTTGGCTACAACATTTTTTGTTAAAGCCTTTGCATATAATGGCTTATCGTTACTTAACTTAAACATTTCAGTAGACAACCTAACATCAGTAGCCATTTGCCTCATTGGATTTTGCGGTATCCCCTTTAGCTCTTCTTCTAGTGTGTATGTTAGGGTTCCTTCAGGAACAATTC